GAATTTACGGGTATCCATGCCACTAGAGCGAGTTAGTCGCAGTTTCAAAGATGTCAGCATGTCATTTCAGAGCAATCCTCTGAATGATGACCTTGTTGCACTCAAAAATGAGACTGCGATTGCTCGTTCTATTCGTAATATTGTGTTTACGAACCCTGGAGAGAAGTTTTTTCAACCTAATTTTGGGTCAAGAATATCAGAATCTCTCTTTGAAAATCTGGATGACATATCAGCACTGACAATTCAGGATGAAATTGAAGATTCTATAAGAAAGTATGAACCCAGAGTATCACTAATTGATGTAACAGTAAATCCAAACTTTGATGCAAATCAATTTGATGTTGTTATTTCCTATAGAATTATCGGTTCAGAAGTACAAGCCCAACAACTAGAATTCGTTTTGCAACCAACAAGATAAATGCCTCTTTTAAATTTTACTAGTCTGGACTTTGACCAGATTAAAACCACACTAAAAGAAGTTCTAAAAACGAACGATAATTTTACGGATTATGACTTCGAAGGGTCTAATCTGTCATCGATTATTGATTTGTTGGCATATAATACTTACATTACCTCATACAACGCAAATATGGTTGCGAATGAGGTATTCATTGATAGTGCAACATTGAGAGAGAATGTTGTTGCACTTGCAAGAAATATCGGATATCTTCCAAGATCAAGAAGAGCATCAACATGTAATATTAACTTCTTTGTTGATACCTCCACAATCTCGGCAAATCCATCTTCCCTTACATTAAAAGCAGGTCCAGTAGCTGCAACAGCAAATCAGTTTGGAAATCAGTCATACGTTTTTAATATTCTAGAGGATGAAACAGTTTCTGTTACTGATGGTATAGCAGATTTCCAGTTAACAGTCTCTGAAGGCATTCTTGTTAATCAGTCATTTACGTATTCCTCTAGAAATCCCAACCAACGCTTCATTTTGGGTAATTCGGGTATTGATATCTCTACCTTAAAGGTTGGTGTTAGACCAACTGATACATCTACAGTTAAAGTTGAGTATACACAAAACGTAAGTCTGTTCGATCAAAACACTAATAATGTATTGTCAGGATCTTCAACGATCTATTTTGTTCAAGAAGTAGAGGATGAGCAATATGAGTTGATTTTTGGTGATGGTGTTTTTGGTAAAGCACTAGAAGACGGAAACGTAGTAGAAATTTCTTATCTTGTCTGTGCGGGAGAAGAAGCAAATAGAATTAGTAATTTTACATTTAGCGGAAAATTAGTATATTTACAAAATTCAATAGAAAACACTATAACTAGCGGAATATCTCTTGTAACAGCAGACTTACCCTCTAGTGGTGGACAAGCAATTGAAAGTGTTGCATCAATTAAAAAATACGCACCACAAGTTTATGGAACACAAGATCGTGCGATTACTGCAAATGATTATGAGGTTTTAATACCAAATAAGATTTACACAGAAGCAGAATCTATTTCTGTATTTGGAGGAGAAGAACTAGTTCCCCCACAATTTGGAAAAGTTTTTATCAGCATTAAACCAAGAAATGGTGATTATGTCTCTCAAGCAATTAAAGAGAACATTAAAAGAGATTTGAGAAAGTATTCTGTTACTGGAATAGTACCAGAAATTCTAGATCTAAAATATTTGTATGTAATTACAAACAGTAAAGTATATTACAATACAAAACAATCTTCCGATGCTGCTTCTATCTCATCCGTAGTTCAAAATAATATTCAAAAGTACGCAGATTCTTCTGAATTAAATAAGTATGGGACAAGATTTAAGTACAGCAAATTTTTAGGAATAATTGATCAGAGTCATCCCGCAATAACTTCAAATATTACATCAATTCAAATGAGAAGAGATTTAAGGTTGGCAGTTGATACTTTTGCTGAATATGCGATTGATTTTGGCAATCACATGCATGTCCAATCCTTGAGTGGTTACAACATAAAATCCAGTGCTTTTAGGGTGCTAGATATAACAGATGATGTTTATCTTTTTGATGAACCAATTGATAGAAGAACTGGAACGATATCATTATACTCCTTACAATCACAAGGTTCAACAACACCTGTTGTCAGAAGAAGGAATGTAGGAGCAATTGATTATGTGAAAGGACGTATCACTTTAAATCCAATCAACATTGTATCGGGTAAAAATAAAGATGGTCAACAAATCATGGAAATATTCGCCGTTCCACACTCAAATGACGTTATTGGATTACAAGACTTGTATTTACAACTGGACACCAGTTCTGTTGAGATGATTGTAGATGAAATATCTTCAGGGGCTGATCCATCTGGATCCACTTATAAGTCCTCAACAAGTTATTATGATGTCAATAACAACCCATATTAATAAGTAAAAAAAGAAATGGCAAATAACAGAGTTCAGATTAGACAAGTCTTACAGAGTCAATTACCGAATTATGTAAAGGATGAGTTTCCTTTAATTGCTTCGTTTTTAACGCAGTATTTTTCTGGATTGGAATTCCAAGGGGGTCCTATCGACCTCATTCAAAATATTGATTCTTATATCAAACTGAACTCGAATGCCAATACAATAGGTGAAACTGAACTTACTTTTGATACCGATGAGAGTCAGGATTATCTTGACGTATCTAATACTGCAGGGTTTCCAGAAAATTCTGGTATTCTCCAAGTTGACGATGAAATAATTATCTACGAAGCAAAAGTTGGAACCAGATTTTTAGGTTGTAGTCGTGGATTTGTTGGTGTAACTTCTTTCGAAAATCCAGACAATCCAGAAGAAGCAGTTTTTTCAACCTCAAGTGCAGATTCTCACTTGGCAGGTTCGGTTGTAAGAAATTTAAGTGTTCTATTTTTACAAGAATTTCTTAAAAAAATAAAAGCACAGTTCTTACCAGGACTTCAATCAAAGGAATTAAGTCAGAATCTCAATCAAGCACAATTTATTAGACAATCAAAAGATTTTTACTCCACAAGAGGAACTGAAGATTCTTTCAAAATTCTCTTTAAAGCTCTGTATAATGATGAAATAAGCATTATTAGACCAAAAGATTATCTTTTTACCCCATCAAACGCATCATATCAGATTACAAGGGACTTGATTGTAGAGTCTGTTGAGGGAGATCCATATAACTTATTAAATAAGACTCTTTTCCAAGACTCATTTGAGAATATTGGGAAAGCATATGCTCCAGTATCTTTTGTAGAAAAAATTGTTGTTGGAGTTTCTACCGATAATTACTACAAGATAAGCATTGATACTTCATATAACAAAAATGACGGATCTACGGAACTATTGTATGGTGATTTTTCTGTTCATGCAAAAACTCAAGTAATTGACACAGTTAGTGTTGGTCAAACTTATTTTGAAGTAGATTCTACTATTGGATTCCCACAGTCAGGAACCTTATCAGTTACATTTTTAGACGGAACATCAGGAATTATCACTTATTCCGATAAATCACCAAATCAGTTCCTAGGAATCACTACGACAAGCATTACTGGCACTATTAGCGATGGTACTGTTGTTGATCAAAATACATATTCATATGGTTTTGATGACGAATCTGGAGAATCTGATGGAATTAAGATAAAAGTTAGATCTGTTTTAAATAATCTCCAAAAACCATCATCAACATACTATCAATCTGTAGGATCGAAGATAAAAATTAAATCTTTAGGTAAAATTTCATCAGACACTAAAGCAAATCACTGGTTTTTCAATACAGCACAGTATTATGATGTTGAAAACCTAACTTTAGAAGATTCTTCCAATAACACCTATAAACTTATAACGAAAGATAGTAATATTTTAAGAATTGGTGATTCTGTAGAACTAACCGATAGATTTACAGTCAAAAAACCAAATGATTTATTCGTTGTTGATGTTTTTGATGAAAGAACATGCTTAATAAGAGGATCTGGAGTTGGGGATCCAAGTGCTATTGTTAAGGTATCAAAAAGAATTTCTAGAACCGACTCTAGTTTTTATCCAGAGTTAAACAAGTTTCCATCAAACGTACAAAACACGTATTTAAATGGAGATAAAGTTCTTGTTTCAACAAATTCCCTGCCATATTTCCTTGACACTAAATTAAATCCAAGAAATCAGAAGATAACTCTTTCTGGAACTTTTACTTTAGGTCAAGAAATTTTACAGATTTCATCTGGTCTTGATCATAATTTCTATACTGGTGATGTTGTATATTATACTCCACAAAAAAATACAATAACTTATACCGATGCAGAAGGTAAAACGGTAACAGAATCAACTGTGATAAGTTACCTGTTCGACGAAGGAAATTATATCGTAAAAAGAATAGACTCCAATAATATCAAACTTGCAAAAGGTGTTTCCGATTTATATGCAGAAAAATTCTTAACAGTCACTCCAGTTGGAGGTTTAGATACTGTTACGATTGCAGAAAACACTTTAGAGAAAGCAGAATTTAGAAATAAGGCAATAAAACCTCAAAAAATTTATAGACAAATATCAACACCAACCATTAATTCTGAAGAATATGAGACAAAATCTGGTTATACTGGTATATTGATAAATGGTATTGAAATTTTAAATTATAAATCAAAGAACTATGTACATTATGGAATTCTAGAATCTATTGACATTTCATCTGGAGGAGAAAATTATGATGTTGTAAATCCTCCAGTTGTTAACATAAGTGATTCTGTTGGAACAGGTGCTACTGGCATTTGTGCAGTAAAAGGTGAATTTAAAGAAATACGTGTTTTAAATTCTGGATTCGATTATGTAGAAATACCAAAAGTAAAAATAACAGGTGGTAATGGAAGTGGGGCAACAGCAGATGTAAATCTAGTTGTAGTTTCACACCAAGTTTCTTTCAACCCAACAGGGGTTTCTACAGATATTTCTGGTATAGGAACTGTTGGTTTTGGTTCAGATGCATCTACTATTGGATTTACTACATATCACAAATTCAGAAATGGCGAAAGAGTAGTATATAAAACTTTTGGAGAGAGGGCAATCTCTGGATTGTCTACAGATGCAGTATATCACGTATCAGTACAGAGTCCATATATTGTGAAACTTCACAATACTTTAAATGATTCTGTATTGGGAATTAATACCGTTGTTCTTACAAGTGCTGGTGCAGGTGTTCATGAATTAAAGTCATTAAATGGAAAATCAGTAGTTGGATCAGTAACTTTAACAAATGCTGGATCTGGATATGAAACAAAGCAGAGACTTTGTTCTTCTTCTGGTATCAACACAGCACTCAATACTGTAACTATTAATAATCATGGATATAAAACTGGAGAAATTGTCAAATACTCATTTGATGGCACTGCAGTTTCTGGGTTGTCTACCACAGTAGAGTACTATGTAACTGAAATAGATCAAAATACATTCAAATTAAGTTCTGTTGGGGTCGGTACTACTGCAAAAGATTTTTACTTAAACACTAAACAATATGAAGATTTTGCTTCAACTGGTGTAGGAACTCACAGTTTTAATTACCCACCAGTATCAGTAGAGGTTGTTGGTAACATTGGTATTGCTTCAACTGGAAGTAGTAAATTTAAGGCAATTCTCCAACCAATAGTAAGAGGAGAAATAACTTCTATTCAACTGACAAATACTGGAGTTGGATATGGATCGTCTGAAATTATTAACTTCAAGAGAGAACCAGATGTAACATTAAGAACTGGAACTGGAGCACTACTAGAGGCTGTAGTATCAGAAAGTGGAAAGATTATCGACGTTATTGTTAACAGAAGTGGTCAAGAATATAATTCACCACCAACTCTTGTTGTATCTGGAATTGGAAGTGGTGCAAATTTAGTTCCAAAACTCTTAAATGGTCAAATAGTAGGAGTAGAGATTAACAAGTCTGGAGTTGGTTACGGAGTTTCAACCACCACTATTGAAGTTAAAGAAACCGGTTCTGGTGCTAAATTTATTCCAAATATTCAAAAATGGACTATTAATAATTTTGGGAAAAACTTACCAAACATAAATTCAGATGATGTTTTCATATCAGAAGCAAATAATACAGACTTTGAACTGCAGTGTTCTTATGTTTATGCTCCAAGAACATTAAGAAAAGTTATATATTCAGTCAATCAAGATGGAAATCCACTCTATGGTAAAAAAGATCTTGAAATTCAGAATGGTCAAGAAGTAGATAACACATCACACTCATCAATCATTGGATGGTCTTATGATGGTTACCCAATCTATGGACCATATGCATACTCCACTACATCTGGTGGTAGTATAACTCAAATGAAATCTGGTTATTCATTATCACTAAAACCAAACAGACCCCCAACAAGTGCTTTCCCAGAGGAATTTTTTGTAGAAGACTTTGAGTGGAGAGAATCCGCAGATGAATCAGTTTTGGATGAGAATAATGGAAGATTCTGTGTAACTCCCGATTTTC